AAATACCTAACTTCATCATCTCTACCTAGCCATTGCCATGATACACGACCAAGTTGCTTTAGTAAAGAATCAATACGAGCGAATGCACTTTTAGGTAGTCTAATACCAGGCCATTGTGCACCACTAGCATGTACAGTACCAAGGAAAACATCTTCTACATCACCAACAAGCAATCGTGCAGGCTCAAATATGAACGTGGAAATCATATGCTTTCCACGTCTAGACAGACCGTCAATATAGTATACGTCGCCTACCTGTTCTATATACGTAGCTGGCTGTGTAGATTGTTCTTCTTGACGTGCACGTTCCTTGATTGCATGTATAGTGCGATCTAGATATTTCTCACCTTCAGCACGTGCTTTTTCGCCTATAACATGTTCGGCCCATATCAGTTTCATGGCTTCATCAGACATGTTAAGCGATTTAAGTTCTGTACCTACTTGCCAATCTACACCCGAACGCGTTCTATCTTTAGCTGACGGTCCTGGCAATCCCGTTAATATACTAGTTCGTGTAGCATCAGAAATTTTAGAAGCCGCAGCAATATCTGTTAAGCTGTATCTAATATCAGGTCTAGCACGCACAACGCTGCACAGTATGGGAGTATCGTCCTTTACATTATATGTTCCAGGTATGCGCATAACGCGTGCAACATCGCTTACATTGTCTCCATGAACTACCGTGCCTACTGCTTTAGCAACTTCACTAACTTTGGATGCTGCATGAGGAGCATCGAGTAGCCAATACGCATGATATCCATGACCTGAATCTACAATGTAACTAGGTGGCAATACAAGCAGAGATGTAGCAGCTAATGCTTCAGTCTTGTCGTTGTCAAACGTTTTAGCATCTATATCAGCCCAAACAACAGCAAGGCAAGTAACACTTGCAGCCGTACCAGCTTTACTGCCACGTGCACCTACACCAAAGAAACAATGCGCACTATCGCTACGCACTTCTGCTGCGGTAAGCAACTCCATACTATCATGAAAGTATTGCTGTGTAATCTGTGATTTATCTTTTGATATGACGCGTAGTTCTATCCACTCATTGCTTTTTATGTCATTGAATATTGCTAGCAACAGCCCTTGAGTGTCTAGCATGCATGCGCTCCCATATAGTATAAAAGTAGAGACCGCACCATATGTTGTGATGCGGCCTCTGTGAAAGCGCAAATGCTACTCTGTTGCACCAGCAGGCAAAATTTGCTCAACCTTGCTAACTGTTTCACCGTTGTATTCATCCTCAACGGTGACTAGTGTGCATTCGATACCAATTACATCATCTGGATCAAATTCAATTTGACCTGACAATGCTTCTTCAGAATAACCAAGTGCTTCCAACACACGTTTCAAACTCCACAATGCATGCTGTTGCAGGCTGGTATTAAAAAATGCTTTACGACCAACAAACTCTTCTGGGTAGATTACAGAGAATTCCCAGCTAAGATATTGATTACCACTTTTACCACGTTTCTGCTCGCATTTAGCTACTGTAGCCGAATAGTAACCAGCAGGCAATGCAGCGGCTTTGGTCGTAACGCCAGTCATGTTAATAGGGATAACCATTGTTAGTACAAACTCCTTTACTTAGTTATCAATTCTCTGTTTGGTCACTGTTTTTAGGACGCGACGCTTCGTCTATAATACTACCTCCATCTGATACACCTAGTTCGGCAAGTGACTTGCCAAGCACACATCGACCATACAAAACCTGCATAGTAGGCGACTCTAGCACCGCTGGTAGTTTGTATACACTTTGATTTTTTGCTACTCTACCACCTCCAGGTTCTAGTTGTAATAGGCGCATAACTGCTTTTCCTCGTGCACGTGTAAACAAATAGCCAACTATATTGAATGATGCGCCTATTTCTTGTGCTAACTTAAGCGACAGCGCGGGTCGCAATATACGTGTGCCAGTTGCTTCATCCACTCTATCATCTACTAATGCAGTTGCGATAAAGTTAGCCGGCATATTCTTAAACTGATACAGCAATGCACGTAATTGAAATGTTGCGCACATCCAATCGCGTAGTTCAGGTATATACTGATCGCGTTCGTATTTACGATCTGGCGAACTCATGCGCGTGCGCATAATAATATTGTATATAGATGTCAAACCATCGAAAATTACTGTCTTGTACGCATCCTGGTGTGAACGTACAAAGCGTACTACGTTCTCCGCATCCTTCTGTGATCTAATAGGGGTAACATCGATATTGCGATCTGCAATTGTCATCGTGCCCATATCAGCATCACAAAATAGTACAGGACATAGCTCTGGCACATCATCTGCATGACCAGTTAGAAACGTTTTACCAGTGCCAGAGTCGCCATATATAAGCAAACGCAAATACTGTACATTATAATCTGGCTTTACGATTTCAATACCTGGTGAACTAGGCAGGGTTATCGGCATCTATATCCTCCACAATAGTTGTAGCGATCTCATACTGTCTAAGTTGATGAGCTAGTTCTGCTGCATTCTCTAAACACTTACGCAAGCTATTTACCAGCGCGCAACTTTCATCAGTAAGTCCTAATCGACCAGAACCTTGCAACTTCAATAGGCGTGTACGTTCTTGCAGTAAGCCACGTTGTAATGCAACTACTCCCTTCATTATTCGTCATTAGCCTCCTGCTCTGATATTCCCTCACGTGCTTTATAATTTGCATGCAGCACTGGTGTTGGGTCTACACCATTAGCTGCTAAGGTACAAGGAGTTCTAAAGCTACAATTTCTACATGACCACCAATTTGGTGATGGTGCTATATGTATTTGGGGATCAAGCATTTCTGCAATAGTACCCATCAATCGGGTACCAAAGATAGCTACTGCATTCGGTTGTCGTTGTATATCTACACGCTTAAAGAATGTATTGCCTTGCTCTTTCAATTGCTCAAGGATATCTGCATATAGTTCTTCGGGCAAATCATTCTTAGCCAACGTATCCTTATATACTTCATACGTTGTGCGAATGTCTTTAGCTTTCGACAATCCGCCATTCTTTAGCACGCGTGGTATCGATGGCAGTTGCTTGAGTGCGAATGTATACATTGTGCCAATGGGACGTACACCCTCAAAACGTTCATCAATACTGGATGCCCATTGATATGCAACGCATTGCTCATCAAGAAACAGACTGCTAAAGTCTGGATAACTCGATGCAGTCTTGTGTTCTAGCAGCCAATAGGTACCATCATGCAATCGCACAAAGCCATCGGCTTTACCTACATAGTACACTTGTTCATTAGGAAAATATGGAATGGGAAACTTGAATGGCACTTCAGTTCCAAGCGGTTTAAACTTGTCATGCGCTGGAGCCCATTGCAGGTAGTGATGCAGCATGCCATTGATAAGTGCGGCTGTGCCAAATATTTCTTCCCACATATCATCTGGCATCTCATGCTGTTCAAGTTCGTTCCATGATCGTATTAGCCAGTCATCAAACGCATGCTGTGCAGCACCACTATCAAATGGGTGAAGCGGATCATAGTATTTAGCCAGGGCAATATGCAAAGCGGTTCCGCCCCATAGGTGTTTATTGGGCCAGTTGGGTTGCAGATTTAGTCGTAATGGACTGGTGAAATCCCATAACTGACGGCAGCTCTTATAGCAACGCACATCGCTGATATGAATATATGCTGGCATAATACCCTTTTCTGCAATCGCGTATTGATCGCGGTTGTAGTATACAATCAAAATCGAGAGGGCGCAACGCAAGCGACGGCCCACCTATACACTTATCATGCATGCAAGCGGCACATGCATGATAAGTGTTATAGTGCGTGGGCAGTTGCGTATGTTATGTCAACTTGTGGACTTGGGCACATTCGGAGGTGGAAACGTGGTATCGAACAGTATATAAAGCTGTTCGATATTCTCAATAGCAGATGCGGGGTGCTTTACTGCGTTGTAGACGTATTCACGACCGACTTTTGTACGTACAATAAAGCCTGCATCGCATAGCGTGGTAAGATGTTTACGTACTGGTACCATATTCTCAGGACAACCACACAGTACACTACCAATTTCTGTTGCTGTAACGAGCATATGATCTTTGATATAGCGTAACATTTCAACACGTAGTGGATCACCAACTACATTGCAGAAATCAGTAAGTTTCATCATCACTATCCTTATAATGAATAGCATGCCCAGAACGTAGCATAACGTCATCTATTGTTGCATCGTCATCCATTGGGTGTTTTGATGATAGCAAGTCAGCTAGCCATAGCAACACTAACCATGGAAATGCAAATATAAATAATCCTACACATATTCCGAACAATATTACAACCTCATCAATAACATGGTGAAAGGCACTTGAGCATATACCCAAGTGCCTTTACAAACTACTTGCTTAGATCATCGACCTTTACATATGAAGGCATAGCATGTTCAGATACCCATGTTGCATCACTGAGGTATACCGTTTCGCACATTACAGACACCCATGTAGCAGTAAAGTGTCCTTCTGTTGCACGCATATCGTCCAGCGATATGCACCACTTGTGCAACTGTTGTATATACACAATGGATCTGACATGGCCTTCAATCGAATACATAAAGTTATTCATTGTCATTATGCGTAGCTAACACAGTTTTGATATCAACTGACGGAACAAATGTATCTACACACATACCTGATTCGGTAGCAGCCTCAGTTGCTACATGTGAATCACATTTAGGACTACTATATTCATTGAACATAGCTTCCAGTTTAGCTACTTGCCATGCATTTTCGCATACTACATTAGCTGTTGCGTTAGCTGCCAAATGTATAGGGTTACGCAGATACATATCCCAATCAAGCACTATATATTGCGTATAAACTGCTGTGGCCAAGTCAACTAATGCATCCACTATAGCTCTATCACCACGAAAACCAGACGTATCATATTCTCGTATGTCTTCTCGCAGCTTCAATGCTGCATAAACTGTAGGTGCTGTATCGCTATGTAGCGTAGTTGAACCTCTACATTCCAGTATTTCTTTCAATCCTTGCATGACTGCATCATGTCGTGCGATACTAATAGGCCAAGTGCCTTTGATATTACCCAAAGCATGTCCTATACAATACCAGCCATACCAAAGGCGTTGTGTGGAATACCACGTAATCTGCCGTAGCAGAGTAATAGTATCAAACTCTGCAACACCTGGCGCAATATCATGCTGGTGGGTACCTTCCGCTTCATAACAAACAATGTCATTGTGCCAGCTATCCAGCAGATGACGTGTATCAACTAGCACATGTGGCACTATACCAGCAGCAGTATGCAGACTATTCGACGGTACACCTGCCACATAGCCACCATCAACAGTAATGTACGGTGCGTGTAGATAATCGTACGCATCAAAGCTATTAGGCTTCTCAACACCAGTACGTACCATCTTGAACCACATATTACTCCTTGCTTTCAGTTGCTTGTGTATGGTCACGATTACAACTATTAGCTACCTGAGTTTATGCGCTTTTGTGTTGTCGTTATGCAGCTCCTTTTGCAACTGTGCAATAGTTTG